AATTCTTCTTAGAATGGTGGACACCTACGATTGGCTTAGAAGCAGCCAAAGCATCATGGCAGGATAAGATAGCCATGAAGTCTAGAGAAGCACCTATGGTGATGCCTGACATACAAGGTCATATAAGCATGGCTGACGGTACATGGGTAGGCAGCCGATCCGCACACCGTGAGAACCTAAAGCGTAATAACTGCGTGGAAATAGGCGATGCTGTGCCAATGCAGCAAAAAACCCCTGAAATTAGCCGCAAAGATCAAGAAGCCCGTAAACGGCAGATTGCTGAGATTGCATACTCCAAACTTTCTTACCGATAGGAACAACCATGTCAGATGACCGCAGAGAAATGTTAGAAGCAGCTTTAGAACAAGCCGAAGAAGGCACACTCGAAACCCCTGTAGAAAAGGAGATTGAAATAAATGACGATCCAATCCAAACCGAAAACGCCAGCGAAGAAAGTAGCAGCGAAGAAGCCAGTCGTGACGAAAAAGGCCGTTTCAAAGCCCAAGAAGCCAGTTCCAGTCAAGATAGTGCTGAAGAATTTGACATGGTGGGACAAGATAGTAATGTTTCTGACGAGGAAATAAAACGCCCGACTACTTGGAAAAAAGAGTATGTCGATGTTTGGAACAAGATGCAGGAAGGCAAGCCCCTAGATAAAGCGGAGTTTGCTAAATTTGCTGAATATGCCAACCAGCGTGAATCCGAGTACAAAAAGGGCGTTTCTGCCTATAAAGCAGAAGCCGACAATGCACGGCAACTTACGGAAGCGATTGGCCCTTACATTCCTGAACTGCAAGCGCAAGGTATTCATCCCGTTGCTTGGATCAACAATCTAGGTCGGGCGCACATGATTTTAAGCAAAGCACCATATCAAGAGAAGGTGCAGATGTTCCATAGACTTGCACAAGATTATGGAATACAATTAAATCAAAATGCAGTTCAGATGCCTGAACAGCAATATGTAGACCCGTATCAGCAACAGTTAATGCAGCAACTTCAAGCTACACAGCAACAGGTTCAGCAACTATCAGCGATACGGGAGCAAGAGGAAAATGCTCGGTTGACCCAAGAAATCAATCGGGTAAGTAGCGACAAAGAGCGGTTTCCGCACTTTGAGATGGTACGGGAAGATATGGCTCAATTACTTGAGCGAGGTTTAGCCCCAAACCTAGAAACGGCTTATGCCAAAGCGGTGCGTATGAATGACGAAGCGTACAAGCTAGAGCAGGATAAACTCCTGAGATCGGCTGGTTCACAAGCGTCTAAGGCACAGCAAGTAGCTAAAGCTAAAGCAACTGCTGTTAGTCCACGATCCGTTACTCCTAGCGGTCAAGTGTCTAAATCAGATGCAAAGGATAGACGATCCTTGCTGATGGCTAATTTAGCCGATGCAGAGGGTGGTCGGGTTTAACTTAACTAAATAAAGGAAATATCATGGCATTCGCAAATAGCGCAATCACCGATATTATCGCTACCACCATTCAAAGTCGTAGCGGAGTATTGGCAGATAACTTAACAGAAAACAATGCAATTCTTCAACGATTGAACTCCAAGGGTAATGTACGGCCTTTCTCAGGCGGTAATGTAATCCTTGAGGAAATCATGTACAACGATCCATTAATAGCTGGTGGCCTTCTGCATTAAAACGCAGATTGAATAATTTTCTCTGATTGACTTGGAACTCCCGAAGGGGACAACAGGGCGGAAGCGATAAAAAGCACCGTGAACGACTAAGTGAGAAAACACCTGAAAAGGTGGTGCGATAGTCTGAACTAGGATATAACTTAAGTTAGCAGAAGTCCTAGAGGGTAAGTCGAAGAACATACCCCGCCATGAAAATGGTCAGTAGGCGAAAGCCGAAGTAACAGAATGCAACAAATAACGCTAACAGTTATAGTGGCTATGAGGTGCTTAACATCACCCCTGATAGTCCTATTTCTGCCGCACAATTTTCTATTACTCAATACGCTGATAGCGTAACAATGAGTGGTTTGGAAATGTTGCAAAACAGCAGCAAAGAAGCAATCATCGACCTTTTAGATGGTCGTATGCAAGTTTCTGAAGCCCGTCTGTTAAACCGCATTTCAGGCGATTTGTATGGTGACGGTACTGGTAACGGTGGTAAGAACATCACAGGACTAGCCGCTGCTATCAGCACTTCACCTACAACTGGTACATACGGTGGTATTAACCGTGCAAACTGGACTTTTTGGCGTAACCAAGCAACAACTGGTGCGGATTCTGCTGCTTTGATCCAAGCTGCTATGACTACTGCTGCTATCAAATCTGTTCGTGGTAATGATAAGGTTGACCTTATTATTGCTGGTAACACTTTGTATTCACGCTATGTAGCTTCTTTGCAAGCAATTCAGCGTATTGCTGGTGTAGACGAAGGTGCAGCAGGTTTTGCATCCCTCAAGTTCTACGGTGGCGGTATGTCTGCTGATGTGGTATTAGGTGGTGGTATTGGCGCACAAGAGAACGCATTGTATATGTACCTCTTGAACACCGATTACATCTTCTTCCGCCCACACAAAGAGCGTAATTTCGTTCCTATCGGTGGTGAGCGTCAATCGATTAACCAAGATGCAATCGTGAAGCTGTATGGCTGGGCAGGTAACTTAACTTGCTCAAACGCTTCACTCCAAGGCATTTTGACTGGTTCTTAATCAACTGACTAATTAAAGGAAAATTATCATGTCATATTCAACTCTCCCCATCGCTGGCGTAGATTTAGGTGAAAATGCTTACACTAACCTAAACTCCGCTGGCACAGCAATCCCAACTATTGGCCCACTCGGTCTGCAAACTTTTGGCGCAGATGGTTTCCGCTATGTGTTTGCCCAAGCTGGTGTTGCAATTGCGGCTTCAACCGCTACTTGCGTAATCAACGCATCTACATTCCAAGCTACCTTGGGTGCAGGTACATATGTGTCAGGTGCTTCTATGGCATCGGGCGATTACGGTTGGTTTAGCAAAGCTAGTGTTTAATAGCATTTTGTAGTAAAAACAGGGGGTTACCTTAATCGGTAGCCCCTTTTACCTTTAACTTTACCTAACTACTTAGGAGAATTAAAAATGGCTTTACCTTCAGATACACAAGGAGCAGATGCTCGCTTACAAGTACGCTTTTACAAGAAATCCGTACAACAAGAGCAGGAATCTATAGACGCTGGCAGACCAATTTACAAAGACTTTGATTTTGTGCAAATCTGCGTTGCTGGCGATACCCTAACCGAAATCGACACTTATGCGTTACAAAACCATAAGACCCGTTTCCCTATTCAATGGGCTAACTATATGAATAGACAGGGAGCGCATGACGAGGAAGTGATTGGAACGCCTATAACGGAATGGCCTTTAATATCAAAAAGCCAAGCCGAAGAATTAAGGGCAATTAAGTTCCAAACGGTAGAATCTATTGCAAATGCTTCAGATCAACAGTTACAGCGTATGGGAATGATTGCAGGTATGTCACCCTATGCGTTTCGTGACAAGGCAAAGGCATTTTTAAATCTAGCAACTTCAGCAGCAGAAACAGATAAGCGTGAGCATGAAATTAACGCTTTGAAGGAAGAACTTGCCAAAAAGGAACTAGAAACTGCTAAAATAAAGGCAGATACAGATGCGAAGTTAGCCTTAATGCAAGAGCAAATGGCTACTATACTTGCTGCTGTTGGTGAAAAGAAACCCCGTAAACAGAAAACGGTAGCCACAGAGGAAGCCTAATATGTCGTCAAACCTACTCCAATTGGTTCAGCAAGTAACTTCTGAACTTAACCTTGCCGTACCGACCTATGTGGTTGGTAACACTAGCCAAGATGTGCAGCAAATTCTTGCGTTAATGAATCGTGCTGGATATGACCTTATTAAAGAGCATAATTGGCAAGCATTGGAGTTGGAGTACCGTTTCTATACCACAGCAATAACCACAACTGGTGACACCGTTGCCAACACTTACGATCTGTTAAATGTTGCCAATACCACAGGTTTGGACAATACCTATTCCATCGTAGGCACAGCTATTCCCCAAGATACCTATGTTGAATCTGTTACAGGAGCAACGGTAACGGCAAGTCAATTAGCTTCATCTACAAGTGTTGGCGGGACTATAACCTTCAGTAAAACGAAGTATCCGTTGCCGCCTGATTATGAAACAGTCACAGATAACACCCATTGGGATAAGACAAAACATTGGCAAATGCTTGGCCCAGTCGATGCCCAGCAATGGCAATGGCTTAAATCAGGTTATATTTCAACAGGCCCACGGGTTCGTTGGCGTATTCTTGGCGATGAATTTCAAATTTGGCCGCCTTACAACACTCTTGAATATCTAGGTTTTGAGTACCGTTCTAAAGGGTTTGTACGCAGCGCAACAGGCGATGTTAAGAACAGCTTTACAGCCGATAGCGACACAACCGTATTAGATGATTCTGTCATTGCAATCCTGACTAAACTCAAATACTTCCAAATTAAGTCGTTTGACACTACCGCATTGCAACAAGATTACCAGCGTTATCTTAGCATTGCTAAGGCAAACGACAAGGGATCGGCTACATTATCTTTTGCGCCTTCCCCAAGTGCGGTGCTTATTGGCTGGGCGAATATCCCTGATACTGGCTACGGCAGTTAATCATGGCAGTAGCTAAAAAGTTTTCTGCCAGCACGACTTCTGTACCTGCCCCAATTGGGGGGTGGAACGCAAGAGATTCGCAAGCCAATATGAATCCTATGGATGCTATTCAGCTTGTAAACTGGTATCCAACGCCTACTGATGTAACGATGCGTAAAGGCTGGACACAATCTAGCTTGCTAACTACGACTACGGGTGTAGTAGCGATTAGCACTATTACCCGTGTAAGTACGACTGCTACGCTGACAACAGCTTCTTCACATGGACTAACAACAGGCAAGCAAGTATCAATTACAGGCTGTACACCTGCTGCCTATAACGGTGTATATACCATTACCGTAGTAAATAGCACTTCATTTACCTACACAATGGCTTCTGTACCTGCTGGCAGCGCATCGGTAGTTGGTAGCTATGAAATTGGCATTACTAACCCTGTCAATACCCTGATGAATTACACGGAAGTAGGCGGTTATAAGCTATTTGCCGCAGCAGGTGACAAGATTTATGAAACATCCGTAAACCCAGCAGTTCGGGTATTTAGTGGCTTAAACAGCGATAAATTGCAATCGGTTAATTTAACCAATACCGCAGGGCATTTTTTAGTAGCTTGTAACGGGGTTGATCCTGTAACCATTTATGACGGTACACGCTGGTTTTATGTAGCTACAACGACTACCGCACAAACAATTAGCACTATTACACGGGGTGGCGCAGGTAATTTAACGGCTACTTTAACAACCGCTGCTCCACATGGTTTAGTAACAGGTAACCGTGTCACTATTAGCGGTGCTACAGAATCCAACTATAACGGCACTTATGTCATTACGGTGACAGGCGCAAGTGCATTTACTTACACGATGGCTACTGCCCCTGCCGCAAATGCTACGGTAGTAGGCACATATACGACCATTGGCATTACTGGCGTTAATTCAAATACATTTATCGGTGTAAACCTGTTTAAAAATAGGCTTTATTTCACCCAAAAAGACACTTTAGCGTGTTGGTATTTAGACCCTGACGCTATTGGTGGCCCAGCTTCACCCTTATATTTTGGTGGAATTGCCCGTAATTCAGGCTTTTTACAAGCAATGGGTACTTGGACACTTGATGCAGGTCAAGGCGCAGACGATTACGCTGTATTTGTAACTTCTATGGGCGAAGTTATTGTTTATAACGGTACAGACCCCGATAACGCTGACACATGGCAGTTAAAAGGCGTATGGCAATTAGGTCAAACTTTTAGCCGTAGATGTTTTTACAAGTTTGCAGGTGATTTATTGCTATTAACCCAAGACGGATTAGTACCTTTAGCTTCTGCCCTGCAATCTAGCCGCCTAGACCCCCGTGTAAACCTTACCGATAAGATTTATTACGCTGTAAGCCAAGCGGCAACCCTGTATTATGACCTGTTTGGCTGGCAAATTAACTACTTTGCTAGTGAAAATATGCTTATTTTGTCTATTCCTACCAGCACGGGAATGGAACAGTATGTCATGCACACCATTACAAAATCTTGGGGCAGATTTACTGGAATTCAAGGTTATTGCTGGGAAGTATCAGGTGATGCCGATATGCACTTTGGCGGTGATGGGTATGTCGGTATTTTCTATGATAGTTATGCAGACAATGGCGCAAACATTACCGCTACTGCCCAACAAGCCTACAGCTATTTTGAAAGCGCAGGGCAATTAAAGCGTTTTATGCTAGTAAGACCTATTCTGCAATCTACAGGCGGTGTACCTAATGTCGTATGCGGTTTAAGCGTAGACTTTGACACCCAATCCCAGCTAGGGCAGGTGCAATTTAACCCAAGTACGCTTACTGACGGGGTTTGGGATGCGTCAAGATGGGATCAAGCGAACTGGTCAGGCGGCTTAATTACTACTAAAATTTGGCAAGGCGTTACAGGTTTAGGCTTTGCAGGATCAATTAATTTGAATGTGGCAAGTAGGGGTATTGAACTCCATTGGGCTAGTACCGACTATGTAATGGAACGAGGGGGCGTACTGTAATTGCGTAGGGTTATTACTGATAATCAATCTCATTTAAAGGCTTGGATTAGTGG